AGGTTTTCCATACTGAGGGGCCAGAATACATGCCAACTCAAACACAAGTGGAAGATAATACTCTTGCGGGAAATCCGGGGTATTCCCAGAAGCGTCAAAATCTTCTAGAACACGATGCACTCTAGCAACAATCACTCGATCCCCATCAACAAACCTAGGCCAAAATTTGTAATTCCCTGTAAGCGTCGGCTCATAAGAAATATACAAAGGATAATTAGACTCCATGTTTTTATTACTTAGAGTCAAAAACTCAGAATTAGTAATAACTTCTACAGGAACATCTGATGTTGAAGTTAGTAAATTTGGTGTAGTTGTGTATGCTTGTAAAATACGAAGGGGTCTATTTGCCCTCGTTTGGTAAACAAACACAGAGTTTCCAGAACTAGCCGCAGCAGTTGTAACCGCTGTTAAAGTAACAACACTACCAGAAGGGGCACCATTAACAGTAGTCCAGTGCATAGTGCCATCATCCTGTTCTATTCCAATATTATAGGTATTAGCAATACCAGTAGCAGAAGTAACTGTTACAGTACTAGCTCCAGACGAAGCGGCAGCACTAAGTGTTGTGTAAGTATAAGAAGTTGTCACATGACCAGTGCTGTAATTTCCAGCGTAACTAGTACTGATAGGTAGGAAATAATGATAAGTTGTTCCCCACAGAGGCATTCCAAGAGAGGCTGTCCAGCTTTTAACAATACCGTTAAGCAGCAAAGAACCCTCTGTGTATTGAGACGCAGAGGGTGTGCCGCCAACAGCAACCACCCCTATTCGTTGAAGTGCGGCTTTGATGATGTCGTCACGACTTACACTGAAGTCTACTGATCCCGAGGTGCTAATTTGAAAACTCCTTCAAGTAAGTTATTGCGTTGCTTAGTATCTCCGGGTCTTCCTTTGCCCTAGCTAATAGTACATTACAAGAATCACACAACAGTTTACGAACTTTCCCGGTCTTGTGGTCATGGTCTACTGACAATTTTTTTACAATACCTTTAAGTTTGGCTGTTTCTTCTTTTTTACAAATTGCACAGGTGTTATTTTGGTTTTCAATCATAAGTAAATAATCATCTAAGGAAATTCCATACTGTCTCTTGAGAGTGCTATTCCATTTAGTTTTAATACCCTTTTCACTAAATCTATACTTATCCACAATTTCTTTCCGTCGTTCTGGGTTGTTAAGATACCAATTTTTAGCTCTTAATAGGTGAGCCTCTTTAGTTCTCTCGTAATATCCGGATGTGGCCATAGTTATTTACCCTTATTCAAATGCAGCATGCTTCTTTCCCCAAATAGGTAAAAAGATACTACAGAGGCGGCATTATCAATTGCAACTGTATCTTCCCACTCCATGTAGTGACCATACGCCCAAGACAAAAGCACACACGCAACCACAAAGGGACGTTGTAGGCGAATAATAGCCTCTACCCACGGATATGATTGGTTATTTCCACCAGCTTGGTTAATCGCTTTAAATAGCTCAAGCTCTTTGTCTTTTATTTGTACAAATTCTTCTATGGAGGCGGGCTTGAAGTTAACTTCACCAAGCCACTTGTTAATCGCAGCTTTACCCCCCTGAATCAGTAGTGGAAGAAAAGCACTAAGGATTGTAATGGGGTCCAATGTTATTTACCAGTCAACCAAGAAATAACGGTTTCCTTAAAGGTTGTCAATACCAACCAGATTCCACTGATTACTACAGAGATAGCGCCAATCATTGTTTTCATTTTAGTATGTGTATCTTGAAGATCCTTCAAGATGTCGGAATTAGTTTTAATTTGTGAGTGCATATTTTTTATTTGCTCTTCTATTACAGCCAGTCGAGAGGCGTGATCGATATGTGTGTGATTGCTATCTTCTGAGGTAGCCATTTTATTTTTGTTAGAGTGTAGAACTGTTAAATGTCCCACTAGGGATTGTGTTCTCTTGTATACCCGAAGACGTATCGTAAGTTACATCGATATATGTATCCGGTTGTTCCGGTCGAGTCCATTCCGGTGCTTTTTCCGTACGGGGAACCCTGGCGTAGTCTTGAGGATGGCGAGGTTCCCAATCGTCTTTACACACCATCAACCCGTTCCATTCTTTACGAAGTTCGTAATGTTTGAATACAAACCCACAACGGTCGCAAGTAGCGTTACGTTCGTGATCGCTCATTTAAGCCACCAATGCCGGTTGAGTGAGACCGCGATACCACTCAGATACAGGCACGATGTCAATCAACCCCTGCTTCATCTTACCCACGGCGTAGGCAATCGCTGCCGTATGGTCAGCGTCATCAATTTGTGTTGATCCCGAAGCGCCTGACGCCACGATGTCGTGACAAATCGAAAACATCGTTTTCCTATACTTGATCGCGTTATCTACTGACGCCTTCCAAGTGTTGAGCGTTGTTGCCGCGCTCAATGAGCGTCCATCAATTGCAAATATCTTATTGTCTAAACCATTCCCAACATGCTGAAGCGGATAGACCGTACCAGCGCTTCTCGCTAACTTCACGCCACGCCTGATTAACCCATTGATACCGGCATCGGTATGCAATCCCTGAACCCACGGATGGTAGATAAACTCGTTAGAGATACCGATAGAACGCAAATACGACACACCCGCGTCATATGCTGAAAGATATGCATCCACTCCCAGTGTACTGATGGTGTCGTTACTGTTGTTGTGCGAATAGATGTCATGCCCATCGTCACGCAATGCAAGCAACTCAGATTGAGTTAGGTAAAGAGATGCGTTAGTACCGATCAAGTGCGTAGCGACACCGAATGTCGCTCTGATTCCATACGTCAACAAAGTCGGTTTGGCATAGTCATACCAACCATCATCGGCATCGTCGTAGGTTAGAACGAGCTTGGGCCGCGAGTAATTTGCGACCTTAAACGTATCGACCCAATACTCGTATGCCTGCCCGCCAGAAGCAAAAACGCGGACCTTTACTGCGTTGACTGTATCTCCAGCGACAACCGTGTCAGATCCGGCGTTATCCGCACCGCCGAATATGGTGTGCCACCCGGAGAACAAGTTCGCAATTCCATTATTCAGGTTGTACGTCGTCGTGGAAATGTGTGCGAAGCTACTGGTGCCATACATCACCTGTACTTGCGCCACTTTCGTCACGTCAGGAAGATAAATTCTGACGCACACTTGATCGGTTAACGGCCAGTTCGCAACTGACCATCCAGAGGCAATTGTCGTTTCGTGATATGTATTTCCAGCGGGCGCACTGACATGCAGCCTTGATCCGCTGATTCCTAGCGCCGAGGCATCGTCATAGGAAACAGATGCCGCCGTCCCGGAATTTGCGTGGGTGACATTCGTTGAGTCTGAACACGTCTTTATAGTTTGCGCGTTCGGCCCTGAAACCGCATAGTTCTGCGCAAAACTTGCTGCCATTACACCGGCCTCCAGAGCACCGCGACGAGATTGTCATCAGCGGCATTGCTGCAAGTGATCGTTAGCGCGCCCGCGCTGTTGATCGCTCCAAGGAAATCCTTGTACCCCACTGACCCAACCGGCAGCGTGTACGTCTGCGCCGTGCCGTCACTGTCGGCAAATCCAGTGATAGCGCACGTCCCGGTGAGCGCGGTGTGTATGAGCAACCCCATCAGATGCGTATCGTTCGCCGCGCCGCCGCCGATGGTGACTGCCGTGGTCTTGCTGATAATCGACAGGTTGCATTCCTGCCGCACCGGAATATAGGCATTGGTGCTGCTGGACGGATTACGCAGTCCTGCTATGTTTCCTTGTTCTATTACATGAAGAGAATTACTGGTACTTTTAACTGGCTCTGCTTGTGGCTTACTTCCAGAAGAAGTGCCAGTATTAAGTGTGGTACTTTGTCCTTGGATACTTACATAATCGCTCATAATTACTTATACCCCGCATTCTTAGTCCTGGCGTAACTACGATTAGCGTGTTTCGACTGGACGTTAAGATTTCCCTTGGAATTACTACCCCCTTTGATAAGGGGTTTAATATGATTAACATCCTTCCCGTCTCCCTTGGAGACACGGCCCTCTTTCATCAACTGAGCACGAGCTTGATTGCGCTCAGACCGATTAGCAATCTGCTCTGGTTTTGAATGATACCTATCGTATTCCTGTCGATAATTACGTGAGGCTCTAGATTTAGCCAATTTTTACACTCTCCTGTTGTCGGTATTGCCTATTCCTTAGATAACCAGCATGCATCATCATCATTCCACCAGATCCGCTAACCACTGGTGCTGGAGTGAAATTACCCCAAGTCCAGAATGCCAGAATACGAAACATGGTTAACTGTGTTTCCTTACAGCTACTTCAATTGCGTAGGCAATATCCCGTTCAATCTTAGATTCACCGTAGATGTTCAACGCAGCACGAAGAACTTGTGCCCGCTTAAACTCTCCGGATTCACCCTTGAATTTAAGTTCTACTTGTTCTACAAGTTCGTCAATTATGTGTTGAAAATCATCTTCCGTTACCAACAGATAACGGATTTCGTACTTTTTAAGAATCCAGAATGCTATTTTAAGTAGGTTGTTTTTTATCATATTAAGGTCCAGCAGGATCAACAGCACTGATCGGGTCACCGGCTGATGTAGTTACACTAGCTGTCCAAGAAGCTGTAGCATCATCTTCCTTGTATACTGTAGCTGTTCCTGCGCTAATAGCCACTTTGTTACGCATGACTCGCATAGCTTGCCTAGGCGTACGTACGGTTGTAGATCCGCTATCCGTACCTGTAGCCATGTTGCGGTCTAGAATAGCGTCAGCAATCTCGTTAAGAGCCGCAGCAGCAATGTCTCCAGTACCAATAGCCCCTGTAGATACAGTGACTGTTGTGGCGTCAACTTGGTTTGCTGTAGTGAATGTAAGCTGGTCTGTCTTAACTTTAATAGCATCCACAACTGTGTCCACAGTTGCTATTGGTGCGTTAATATTGTCACCAACAAGTTTACCGGCTGTCCCTGCTCCGTAAGCTCCAGGCAACGATTCTGACCACACAGCAGCAGAAATCTCCGTACTTGCATCTGCTGCCATACTGGCGGCAGTAATAGCGTTAGCAGCAATAGCACCAACACTGGCGTCAATCCGACCAGATACAAGTGCAGCAGGGAGCCTAGTCTGTATATCTGCTGTGTCTGTCTCTACGTCAGTTGCCGTCTTAACAGTTGTCCCAGAAAGATTAACTACGGTTGTCGGAGAACCAATATTGGCCCAATCAACTCCAGCTTCTCCTGTAGCACTTACGTCAAGAGTACGCCCTGCGGTTGTAGGTTTAAGTGCTGAGTCTTTTCTTATTGTAAAAGATCCAACCACAGAACCTACTACCGAAACTGAATCTACCGTACCAGTAGTAATTACAATATCAAAAAAAGATCCAGCACTATAGAATGTACCGTCTGCACTAGTATCAATAGTATAATGATTAAGTCCAGTTACAGAATCGAAATCTGCCGTAAGTGTAACTCCAGTAGTGCTTTGAGTTGTACTATTATCTTTATACACACTTAAAGCGGGAGTTCCACCAAGCGTATAAGCTGCCCCAGTACTTGGCCTAAATGTCGTAAACTTCCCGTAAATTACTGTAGAAGTATCATAATCTCCAAGATGTTTCATGCTACATACCCCCACAAAGGATTAGCGGCAGTACCACCACCAAACAATGGATTAGCCACGAGACCGCCCCCGCCTACTGCCGTACTAACCGCAAACACCCGCCGAGGCAGCGGCTGGAACACTTGCCAGGGGTTATCAATCCACGCCCGCGATTTACCCGCTTCCCAATAGTCTTCAAGCAGCAAACACAGCGCGACCGTCGAATCAATACCGGTCGACGCGGAATTGCCGATCAGGAACTCCGGGGTGGCGTACCCCGTGTAGCCGCTATTTGATACAGCCACCGAGCCGGAAGATCCTCCGTTAACGTGGGCGTCCAGCGTAGAGCCATTGGTAGTGACCACGATGGTGGCCCACTCATTGGCTACAATCGTCCGTCCCGTCGCTACGTTCTTGGCGGCGCCATCGTATAGATAGCCTCCCCAGAAGCCGGACGCGCTCTTGATTGATCTGTCAAATGCGCCCGCCCCAGGTGACTCGGCATAGCCGATTGCAGTCTGATCCGCTAACCAGGACGAATTGCATCGTATGACAGCGGCAATGGTCCACTTGCCGGTGGGCAACCGCGTAGCGCCCGATGTGAGATAGTTTGAACCACCACCAGCGCTAACAGAATGCCCAATGACGTTGGGACCATAATTTCTTGAAAGCGTACCCGCAACGACAAGCCTGCCTATCCCCTGATACCCATGCAAACCACTAACTGCATGAGCAAACATTAACCCGCGCACAAAAGGGCTATCTATATCCAGCGCTGTTGGATATTGCGGCTGTCTAGTCCAGATGCGAGGCGGGAGCATTTAGGCCACGTCGTACTTGATCGGCATATAGTAAATCTGGTTAGGATCGCCGGTTGTCTCCAGCGTCGTGCCAGTCGACTGCGCAACGAATAGCGCCCAATACGGAGGCACATGCCCGCCAAACAAGGATGCAATGCTGACGTACTGGAAAGAGTAAAACCGAGATGCAGTCGTGTCCGTGACAATCGATGCCACCAAGCGCAGCGTGTCTCGGATCTCCGTATCGTGCAGAGTTGCCGTACCTTCTGTACCCTCTGTCCCGGCCGAAAAAATGTCCGGCCACGTCGGTGTATCGTTCAGGCACGCATAGGCATAGATGTTGATTACGCCTGCTGACAATCCAGTCGACTCGACTTGAAATTGCCCGCTTACAAGGTAGTCGTCCGCCTTCGTGGTGGTGTTATCCACAGAGCCAGAAGTCCAACCAGCGACCCACGTACTCGACGACGCAATGCCGTCGAGGTTCGTTTGCGTGAACGCGGCATCTGTACCGTAGTTGATTGTGACGGTAGCCATTACGGCAGCGCCCTTGCGTCTTGAACGTCTTGGTACGAAATATTTCCCTCGTATCCCATCGTTGCAGGCGTGGCGTCACTACCTGTGCCGGATGAAAACAGCTTCTCAGCCCGCGTGGCTTTACGTTTGCAATGACCAAGCACCACGGCTTGCACTGCGAGACGCCCAGCCGTTCCAGACCAGCATTCCGCAATGCCGGCGCGCACGTTTGGCTTTGACGGGTTAAATGAGCGGTCCTGATTGTCGAACAGCCATTCCCAAATCCGCGCCTTGCCGACCGTCAGGTTATCAACCTCGGTCCACGTAAAGCCGTTTTGCGTGATCTCATCTTGGAACACCTTGCTTTTCCACACGACAAAATCCGGCGTTGCCAACAGGTTGAACGCAGTAGCAATATCGAATGCCCCGTCGCTGTTATTTGGCTTTGCAGCCAGCACCGGATCTGCCGCAATCGCGGTCTTGAGTGTCTGAAGTTGTTGTGTAGTTAGTGACATCTTTTATCCTTTACTGTTTGAATCGTCCTGAAATAATGAAACTATAGTTGCCACCAGAAACGCCACCAGAAGTAGTAAGAAGTAGATCCCCAGTGCCACCGGAGCCATTATCAATCTTACCCCCGTACGGACGGAAGTCCATATACCCTTGGCCGCTGAAATGATCCACTGTAACATCTGTTCCCCGGTCAAAACTAATAGTTACACGGTCAAACCCGTTAATTGTCCACCAAATCTCGTCAATTTTAATTTTAGAAGGAGCCGCACCTAGCGGCCCCGTCTTGGCAGACAAATTTATAATTACCGTGTTAGTTTCGTCAGTAGTGTCAAATACACCCCTGACGTTGTAACAAAACATGTTACCACCTTCTCTTTGAGTGAAGACTTGTGCTGCCATTATAGTCCTATATTATCGTTCGCTAACCGAACGAATGTAGTCAACAAACACGCCATTACCACCCGCGCCGTTACCGTTAATGTGGCCAATAAAGAGACCCATAGCAACACCAGTAGGAATGCTAGCAGTTGTGGAGTAGATATGTGCAACATCACCATCCACATACGTACGAACGGTTGTTCCATCATACCCAATAGCAAGTACGTGCCAAGTATCCGCAACCATAATCTTATTGGTTTGTGTTTGGGCAGACGTTCCGCTATTCGACTTATCCGAGAGAAGTTGAGGATACGCCGATCCGTCAAGCAGACCAAAAGCAAGGACGTTAGCTGCCGTAGTTGTCCAAAGGTCTTCCGGATTAGTCGTCGCAGTTTGATCACTCAAACCAAACTGAACCGCGTTATCTGTTACGTCATCTGTACGGACACGAATTTCAACAAAGAAACGCTTACCAGAAGTAATCTGAAAGCTCTTTGTCGTGTAAATTGCCGCACCTTCAGACGCAGTAGCATCAGCAAAGGTAAGAACACCGTTAGCGCCAATAGCCGCTGTAGTGTTAGCAGCAACCGTGGCACCCGTATCGATAATAGCACCTTGCCAAAAATCCAGCGGTGTGTTGGCGACCGGACCATTAGTAATGGCAGTCGATACCATGAAACTATGGAAGTCATCATGGAAAACGTCAAATTCAGCGGAGGGTACCATACCCATACGCTGACGATACGCATACTTACGGATTTGTCCTGCATCAAGCAAGGGACTTGCAAATGCTGTTCCAACAGCCATGTTCAATCTCCTTCATTAGTTTGCCCATTCTGTGTGGAATGGTGTTTGTTTAAGTAATTTATTGCTGATTGTAGAATTTCTACATTATCCTTGGCATGGCCAAGTAGCTTGTTACAATTGGTACAAAGTAAACCCCGTATTTTCCCGGTTGTGTGGCAATGATCTACTGCCAAATCACGTGCTGCAAGTTCAGGTTTAAAACAAATAGCACAAACATTATTTTGTTCTTTTAATTTGTCTTTATAATTTTGTAAAGAGATACCAAATGATTTTTTTAAATTGTGTTCTTTTGCTTTTTCTGGGTGAAGCTTTCTCCACCTTCTTTGATACTCTTTTTTATCTTCTGTTGTTGGTAAAGTCTGAGACCACTTACAATTTATTTTAGATGCCTTAGAATTTAAATCCATTCTAACTAGCCTATAATTAGGCCCAGGTTTTTCTCCAACATCAGCAACAAAAGTCCAAAAGTCATCCCAAGATTTATCTCGCCCTTGTGATGTTCTTTTGGTTTGACACCATGTTAGATATAATGGATGACTTTCTTTTTTACCCCAATCTTGGGGCCTTGTTTGCTCTGTATTCCCGTGTCTTCGTAATCTGCGGTAATGTTTATCACAAAGACTATGACTAATTACAAAAGAACTACAATCTGCTACTGAACATAAGTTTCTCATCCAAATACTCCTTTCCGTATGTACTTAGAGTACTTGGACGAGACTTAGTTCAATTTACATCACGCGCCTGGACTCCCGAACACCCCACGCGGATCGGACCAGCCGTAGCTGCAACGGAAGGTAGCCTTGTACTTGGCGTTGTCCGTGTCGAAGTCCTCATCCATCGAGAAGCTGTCAGCACGACGCTCAAAGTACTTCATGCCATCCGGGCAGTTGGTACGGATAAACCACGCATCCGTATCCGTAAGGTAGTGGTTAACCTTGACACCACCGGGGAAACGCGAGCGAATCACGTTCACGGTGTTGTTAGCCGTACCCACTTCGTACTCGGTCTTCATGATCTTATCCGCTTCAAAAGCAAGATCAACCGGGACGATAAGAGACTTCGGCATAACACTGATACGAAGACCACGGTCGTTTGTGAACTTCATCAGGTCAATACACGCCTGTTCAAGAGACGCTTCGCTGAGGTCAGCAGCAGTCGTCAACTCGTTGGCGTAGGTTCCACCAGCCACGTTGGGGTGATCGGTAGCGCAAAGCTCCTTACCATCCCCACCAGTATACGTACTGGAAAACGCACGATTGTACACGTTAGCAGCCAGAGTTTCCTTTGTCTGCCGAAGGCTGAAAGCAAGACCCTTAGCCTTCTTTTGGGCAACCACGTCGTAGAGGTCATCTTCAACAACCTCACGAGTAACGATAAACCCAAGCGCGTACGTAACGTGGGTGTAGCGGCTAACGTAGCCCTGCCGCTCCACATCGTAACTAATCCCGTCACCTTCTCCCTTTTGCTGGAAGAGGCCAAAACCAGTGTAACCAACATCTTCTTCCCACGCCTTACGGCTAGAGTGTGTGTCGAAGAGATCGGTATATTCAACTTTATGCTCGTTGTAAGCTTGCCCGTACCAAGCGTTGATTCCCGGCCAAAGGGCTTTGGCGAAGTTACCAGTAGAAATAGCAGCCATTATATCCCCCTATTATACGCCAGTTGTGGACTTGAATACGTGCTCGTTGATAAGCACTTCCCACTTAGCATTGGTGCCAAGCTCGTTATCCGGGCGAGCAACCATACGAAGCAGTCGGAATTGCGCTGTAGCAGTACCAGTAGCGTCACTGGAATCAAGCTCAACCGCGCTAATAGATCCAGCACTGGGAGCACCCCACGCAGCCATGTCAAAGTTGTTACCAACTTGAGTGACAGCAATGTTGTTACCCACGCTATCTTCTTGGATCTCGTAGATCACATCCGGGGCACTCACAACGTAGCCGATACGCTTGGTAGCGTCAGCAGCCTTGTGGAGAGTTTCCAGATTGGATTGAAGCGGGCTGAACGAAACGACAACACCCAGGAGGGTATCGCCAGCAGCAGCGCGATCTGCGTTGGGCATGCCTTCGCAGTTAATACCGTTGACAAAGACGCCAGCGGCACCGGCAGTACCCCCAAGCTTCACCGGGTCGCCGATGTAGACCGCATTGCTCTGGTCAAAGAGATACGGGCGCACAGCGCGGTTCCACGGAGAACCGTCAAGATGACGGACAGGGATACAACCAAAAGGACGGTCAGTATTAGCCATTTAAAATATTTCCTTTAATTGTATTAATTGTTACTTCTCCGTGAAGGTATTATCTATATCAACTGGGGAGTTTACCCCGAGTAACTTCAAGCTTACCATACCTATCTTTTTTAGCTTCACGTTTCATGCTAGCTTCTAGATCGTCAACGTAGTCTTGCTTGGCTTTTTGGTCTTCCTTATAGAACTCTTCAGGAATCCTCATAAGGATGGCTTTCTTGCCACCACCAACGCCTTTTTCTACGATGCTCGATGTACCAGTGCTAGAATCTACCCGAGTATCCCCGACTTGCCCAGCTTGAGCATTAGTAACAGGTTCATAACCAGCATCCAAAAACTTCTGAATGCGGTCGTCAACATTATTGACAAAACGATACATAAAGCCCGGTTCTTTTCGTTGTACCGTCAAAACATTCCTGTCAGCCCCACTTAGGGGAATTCTCTTTTTCTTTTTAAGTGTCAACGTAGGTTGATCAGCCATTCTATTTATCCTTTCTATTATCGGTTAGCGTTAAGGTATTGCTTAACGTATTCTTCTTCTTTCATACCAGTCGAGGCCAGAATTGTCCTGGCAATGTCTCGTTCACCTTCAGGAATCTGGGACAGCGAGTATTTGCTGTTGCCATTTCCTCGTGTACGAGGAGCAGGACTACCTGTATCTACATTACTGGTTTTACGCTCTTTGTCAAAGTACTGGGGGTTGTTAGCCCTAACTTCTTTCGCTACTGTTGCAAGCACTTGCTTATAGTCCACAGTTTTACCGGCTTTTTGTGCGCCAGAAACCATTTCCCTTGCCAGTGTATCTGCTACCCTAGTCAGGTCGGCATTCTTGCCGTACCACGGATTAACAGACATCCACTGCTCATAAGCCAACTGATGTTCTTCGTTAGTAGCAGGAGTACTAGGAGTAGCTACTTCCTTATCGAACGTCTCAATAGCGTTCTTGTGCTCTTCACGAAGGTTGTCAATCTGTTCGTCAATCTCCAGAAGCTTACGGGTGTCTCCCACGTCAGCAGCTTCCAGTTTTTGCTGTTTCAGATCGTTAAGTGCCTTTTTGTAGCCAGCGTCGTAAAGCTGTCACGCATCTCTTTATTTTCGTTGCCGTACTTAGCAATCCGGGCGAAAAGTTCGCCACGTCGGTTGAATTCTCGGGCGGAAACCCAATCTTCAGGATCACCTTCCCATTCTTCCTTCGGACGCCAACCATGCTCCATAGCACGTTGTTCGTCAGGAGAAAGTTCAACCGGAGTCTCTGTTACAACCTCTTTTTCTTCTACTACAGGAGAATTGACTACTTCTGTGTTAATCTCTGTGTTTTGTTCACTCATTTGCATTTACCTTTACTTGTACATCGATGTCGTTGACAACGAAGTACTTCTCTTCAGTATCGGGATCAGTAACGATTTTGCCAGCATATTGGGCAAAAATAACTTCGTCACCTACCTTAACCCACTCTTTGTGTCCGTAATCTTCCCAGCAACACGGACCAATTCCTACTACGGTTCCCTGCATTGTAGCAGCTTCGTGCATTCTTTCTGCACTTCCGTAGTTGATAATTATACCACTATTTGTCTTTTTCTCCAACTCTTTTGGTTTAATAAGAACTCGATTACCTACAACTTCTAGCATATTATTCCTCTTCAAAGTCTATATCAAGTACACTTTCCAAAGCTTCAATTGCTCCAAACGCTCTGGACGTTTCTAGGGCAGTTTGCTCCACACTTGTAGCGTTGTACGTCTTTCCTTCCCCTATATCCTTCATTAACTGAATTGCTTGTTTACGAATCAAACTAAAGAAATACTGTGTTACTTCACTTTCTTTCCAGTTATGATAATCCTCTCGACTTATTTCCACTCTTCTTTGCTCCACCCGATGACTTCATAGCCATCTCATTCTGCTTTCGGCGCATATTCATCTTATCAGCCTCGCTCATCATATCCAGAGCGTGTTTCTCCTTCTGCTGACTGGCTTCTTGTTTGTGCCTCATTTGGGAGTTTTGGAGGTCAACTACAGTCTCGTAATTCTTGAGACGAAGCTCTTCCTGCTTCATAGCCAAATCCATCTGCTTTTCCATCAGACTAATCTTGGCTTTAAGCATTTCTACTTGCAGCTTCAACTGCGCGTCTTGCTGCTTATTCTGCATATCCATCTGGCCCTTTTGCATATCCATCTGAGATTTCATCTGGATAGCCTGGGCCTTGGGGTCCGGCTGGGGCTGGGGAAGTAGCTCTTGTGGGTTGGGTTGATCCATTGCCTGTAGAACCCTTTGCCCTGCCGCAGCCGGATTAACTGCTCCAAGAGGAATGAGTTCGATCAACTGCTGTGCTTTCAGCAGTCGAACTGCATCACTCAGGGTATTAGGATCGGTTTACTTGGCCAGTAAAGTTCTGGCCTTCCTTGAGATCCAGAATGTTGAAGTATTCAACGTCTTCAAGATACTTACCATTAAGCTTAAAGAGGAGTTGCAACTCCCTCTTTTCTGCCCGATAGATACGCTTGTAGATGCTGTTGAACAGCTTCAATCCCTCTTCAATGGAAGAGAGAGTTGTAGTGGCCGGGGTGTTTTGTCCTGGGAGTTTACCTGTGGAAATCTCGGAGATGCTGATAATTTCTTTTCCACTGGCAGTAATCATCTGAAGAAGATTCAGGAGAACACTACTAGGTTCACGTACAGGGAGAGGAAAGACGTGTTTTTTGATATCATCCCCAGTGAACTGGATTTGCTTCCATTCGTTAGGTTGGAAGCTTACATGACCACCCTTTAGCTTGATACCTTTTCCTAGCAAACCACCCCCTGTGGTTGCCATCGTACCTGCATCCAACAACTGATTGATTGTTGTGCTGGCAGTTTCGTTCAATGAACCAAGTAGGATACCAAAGCCCACATCGTAAAAACCACCGTCAGGACTAGGAATAAATCCATACTTAACGAAGTACTCTTTTGCTTTGATCTCAACGACTTCACCTTTACCATTCTTGCGAATGGACTCTATGTCAAAATTAGGAACTGCGCGGAGTAGTTTTCTACTCTCTTTTTCGATTGTGAATATCCAAGGCTCCTCATACCCATCCTCATCCATATCCCAATAGGTATGGACTTCGTACATTTCATGGGGTGTGTCCTTTGGATCGTTATCTACAGGTGTTTTACCTTGTAAAGTATTCTTTGTGTTTGACTCTGCGTTAGACCCAGGAAGAGGAATCTCCTCGTCCACATACTTTCCATCCCTCTGACGAGAGATTAGTTCGTTATTGTAAAGATAAAACCTTTGGGTAACACGACGAGCTTCAGTAAGAGACTTTGCCCAATAATTAACAATAATGTCGTCAGGCTGTACAAGATCAATCGTAATTTCCTGCTTGTGGTCATTGAAATATACCTTTTTGAACGCCGTACCACAAAGAGGAAGAATTAGGAGGAGGCGGTCCATATCCTCCTCCCAATTCGAGATTTTCTCTAGAAGTTGAAACGACATGTGCTTGCCAATGCGTTCCGCCTTCTCTGCCTTAATTCCAGCCGGGTCGTAGCCAACTACCTTGCCTTGCACAAGTTTCTTACCGTCTCCCAGGATGGCGGGCATAGCCCGAGCTTGAAATTGCAGGGAGGCAATAGTAAGAAGAGGGAACTTTACGTTGGCTGCGTTGGGCCAAGGCCAACTCTTTTTTTCAGCTACTTGGAGCGCCATTTTAAGGTACTCTTCATTCTTGTCCAACCACGGCTTACGGGATTGCTCATCCCTCTCCACAAGTGTAACCAGAGAGGTTGCAATCTCGTCCCGTTTTTCTTGGTCAAGTGCTTCAGCTACGTTGACGCCTTCAAGAGCTTGTTCTAGATCCATATATTTTATATTCTAATATCCAGTCGTCAAACTACGACCATTATCATACGATAAAGTTCCGCTAAATCGAAAATTATCCTCCCATTCCTCGTCCATAGCCTCTTCCTTTGTCGGAGCTTCAATCATTTTGTCCAACGCAAGACCAAGGACAGCCAGAGCACTCACTTGGTCATCGTGTGTAGCCCTAGGGAATGTGGTCATTTCCGCCTCCAATTGGGGATACCAGTCCGCTTTCTTGTTGAACTTGGTAAACCCAGCCCTCATACGTCCCTGGATACTACGGGCACGGGTCAGGAGGTCTTTTGACGGCGTAATCTCGACAATTGAGGGAAAAAGGTTTCGTTTTGGCATTTCTTCGTAGAGAAAAGGACCCAATGCCTTAGTAATCTTTTCTTTTTCAATAGCGATAAATTCCGGCTTGTAGCGCCGTTCAAGTGCAAAAATGGTGTCAATGATTTCACGTCCATCCAATCTGTCCCTGATAAGGTCAATAACGTAAATCATACCATCGCTGTCTATACCTACAACCACAAATACACTGTAATCCGCCCGCTCTTTTTCACTAATAGCGAGGTCAATACCCACATAGTAAACTAACGGTTTGCGTCGTTCTTCGATAAGGTCGAAGTCCTGTTGAGTCATCTGTTGAAAGTCACTGCGTTTGAAGTACGCCTTGGTAGGATCAAGGGGGTAATTCAAGAATTCCTGGGAATACACGTCAGGAATACCCTTTTCGTAGTATTCCTTGCGAATCTCAATTAATTTTTCCTTTGGGAAGCGTTCCGGCCACAAGATATTCTCGAATTCGTCGTCGTGTGCTCGGTATTTCACTGCTTTCCACATGGTTTTGGTGAGCTTGGAGTACGTTTTAAGAGGTTCCCTGACTGTAGAAGAGTCCCAATCCTTGGGCATAAGCTCTTCTAGGAAGGAATTCATGTGTAGTACTGTACCAACCACCCTCATACGACCATCCGGAGCCAAACAGGGGATAAGAGCAC